TATCTCTGGGTGATCTACCATCCATCCACCTGTAACCATCAGTCATTGGATGTTTACCACAAACTATGGATTGAGTACCATCCCAACGAAGTTCTATTTGTTCAACAGAACCATCTTCATCTTTGACTCCTGTTTGAAATTTACGAGTTTTAATTTTTGACCAATATTTTTCTGGCACTTGGTAAATTATCTGGAATCTACCAACCCGACCTGATGTCACCATCCATGAAGGTGGTAAAGAGGAAAGAGAAAAACCCCATTCACCTAAAATTTTTGCTGCTGAAGGGCCGTCATGGTCTAAGAAAAGAAGCCCACCTGAGGGAGTACCACAGCAAACACCGATGCCTGTAGATTTTTTTGCAGATATTTCTTTAAATAGTTGTGAGCGTGTAAGAGGATTATTTTGCCAATCGTTTTGATATGGCCTTTTATTTTGGACGGCAACATAACCCCATGCCTTTGGCAAGCCAAGTAATTCTTCTTTTATATCCATCTTTATGCAGCTTGCTCC